ACCAAGGTGAGATAAAGGTAAATTGTCGGCAATGCCAAGACTGGAAAAGGATAATTGATATAATGCGGCAAGATGGCCTATACCCCGAATTTAATCCGCCTAAAAATCAAGATGACCCCAAGGTTTACGATTTTCCAGAGGTGAACGACGAACACCCATACCTTGCCCGCAAAAAGATCAAGCAGCACAACGCAATCATTGACGGGCCAGACCTAAGCATTCCCATTATCGACGCAAAGGGAAAACGCGTAGGCACGCAATTCATCGACGAAGCTGGCAATAAAAAATTCAGCTATCAAATGCCAGTCACAGGCAATTTTTCAGTGATCGGCGGTAAAATCACAGACTTTGCATATATTACAGAGGGCTGGGCTACAGCATGCAGCGTGCATGAGGCCACAGGTAAGCCAGCCGTATTCGCGCTAAACGCGGGCAATATCCCCGCTGTCTGCGAGGCATTACAGGCAGCTAAACCAAACGCAAAGCTAATCATTGCGGGGGATAATGACGAAGCTGGCCGTAAAGCCTGCGAAAAAGCATTTGATCTATGCGGGGTAGAACATGTTTTACCTGAACGCGATGGCAATGACTTTAACGACGTATGGATAGCCAGAGGTCCAGACGCAACGCGCAAGCTATTACAGCCGAAAGACGTGCTAGACGATTTGGTTTTCCCAAACAACGCGGTGGCGCAACTATCTGCAAATTATATTGTAAAAAACTGGTTATCCGAAAACAGTATTAGCGTTATCTATGGCGCGTCTAACGTAGGCAAATCATTCTTCACGCTGAGCCTAGCCTACCATGTGGCGGCGGGAAAAGAATTTTTCGGGAACCGCGTAAAGCAAGGCAGCGTATTATATTTATCCACAGAGGGCGGCACATCATTCATCAACCGCCTAGTTGCGCTGGGCAACCAGCTAGGCAAAGAAAACGTGCCACTGGCAGTACGCCCTAGCCCAATAAACCTATATGACGCGGCAGAGGATATAGCCAAGGTCGAAAAGATTATCCAAGAAATGACGCGGCGATACGGTAAGGTGTCACTGCTGGTTATCGACACACTGGCACGCGCTACGGCTGGATCATTCGACGAAAACAACAACAGCGAAATGTCGAAACTTATTGCTGGTCTGGATGCAATACGGGAAAGAACGGGGGTACACATCTTGCTTGTGCATCACAGCGGCAAGGATTCAAGCAAGGGTAGTCGTGGGGCTTCCAGTTTGAAAGCCGCATGTGATACAGAAATTGAACTATCGTTTGATGATGAAACACATGTAAGAACAGCACGCGCAACAAAACAGCGCGACATGGAAACGGGGGCAGAACTAAACTTTATTCTGCAACCAGAGGAACTGGGCAAGGATGAGGATGGCGATGCTGTTACGACATGCGTCATTCGTGAAGCATCTGCCAGCGAAATAGAGGACATAGCAAAGCCACGGGTTAAGGGCAAAAACCAAAAGCTATTCAAACAAGTCTTTTACCAACTGCGGGGCGAGGGTGTGGGCTATCCCAATCCTGCTGGGGCTGGATGGCCTGACCCAAGGTCGTTTTGGTGCATTGCGGATGATGATCTGCGGGAACACTTTAAGGGCAAGCTAGTGGGGGCGTCCAATCCATCGCAGACCTATAAGCAAACCGTTGAGGCGTTACTTGGGTCAGGCGTTATAGCGGTCAATGATGGCAAAATCTGGTTCACTGATTCGGACGGCAAGGTGAAAGACACCTTTTCATAAAGATGTCCGCTAATAATTACTAATAATTAGGGGGGTCAAAAATACTAAAAACTAATAATTAGGGGGAAATTGGGGGAAAAAGTGAAAAAAAATGAAAAAAATTTGGCGGCAAAAACATGGGTGATAATAAAAAGGTGAATGCAATGAAATCAATGGGTTACGGGTACTATTTATTAGTAATTATTAGTTTTTATTATGTAATTATTAGTTCTCGGCAGGTATTGACAAAAGCTAATAAAAAAGGGACAACTTCTTTAGAAGTTGCCCTTTATTAGCTTGTTAATGCCCCAGATATTAGGTGAAGCATGGACAAGAAAAAATTTCCCCATTGGATTGCTGACAGAATAGAAAATGGAACCGCGCGGGTTTTCCCGCATGGAACTATCAAGGTTGTTCCATTGCGGACAATGGCTGAGAAATTAGCGAGCATGACGCTGGACGAATTAGAGGGGTTTGCGAACCGCAGACGATATGCCCCAGATTTGCCGCGATGGACTGAGAGCGAACGCGCGGCGATACTTGCGCGGAAATATGAACTGGAAAGGGGCAAGTGATGCGAGTGCGATTGAGCAGGCAGGAAATGGCGAACTGCGAACAGGCGGCGGCATTGCGTTGGCAGCTAGCGCGGGCAAGTGGCGTTGCGAACCAGCGCAAGGACAAAGGGCGCAGTGATGCTGATCTGGATTTGATCGGGATAAAAGCCGAAACGGCTGTGGCCAAGGTTTTAGACGTGCAGCACAATGTTTTCCAAATGGGCGTCGATAGTGGCGCGGATATGTTCTTAGGGGATATATCTATTGACGTGAAAAGTACGTTTTATGAAAAGGGGAAAATGCTTTTCAAATCGCTGGATGCGTTTCGCGCGGATTGCTGCGTGCTAGTCACTGCGACACAGGATGCGGATGTTATGAATGTCGCGGGATATTCATCAAAAGCACATTTCGAGAAAAACGCGGAAACAGCTGATTTAGGGCATGGGCCTTGCTTTGTCATGACGCAAGATAGGCTGCGCGGGATTGAATCGCTGTGGGCCTATTATAAAACAATTACACTAGATAAGGGGTAAGACATAGGCGCGACATGTTCCGCGCCTGTGGGTGGCCTTATAATGGCTGTGTGATGCTGTTTCAGTGCATGGTGGCGCGTGGGTATTCCATGACATAATCGGAAAGCGTATCCGCGCACATTTCCAGCAATTCCACGCCATCGTCGCTGGCAAGGTCATAGGCTTCAAGCATTGACAGGATCAACGCGGCAATATCTGAGAATGTCACCTCTTGCGGGATTGCAGCGGAAAACTTTTCCAGCTGTTCCTTGGTGATGCAGGATAGTTGATCATTGTCGGACATGGTTTTCCCCTGTGTGGCGTTGGTGTGGATAGTGTCGCGCCTTGTGCTGTGTAGGTCAAGCACTGGCGCGACATTGCGCAATCATTGATATTCCTTGGGCGGTACAATCCATTGCGCTTTATCAACCATGGTTTCGCAATGTGTGCATTGCAGGGCTGACCAAGCAAAATGATAAACGCGGGAACACTCCACGCAATGCGGGCAAGCTATAATTTTGCCTTGCCTTGGTGCGCGGGTTTTACCAGTTACACGCGGCCAACTTTCCAGCATTGCCGTTGTTTCTGCGGCCATCTTGCAGCGTTCAACTTGCTTTGGCGTTAGCGTTGCCGCGATTGTTTCGGCGTATTCTATGCATTCTTGTGCTTGGCTCTCTGTGTCCGCTGTGATTGCTAAATGTAAAGCTAGGGTTAGTGCATCTGTTGCGCTTTGAATTTGCATTGGGGCTATCCTTCTAACATTGTTTCAAATTGCTCAACCACAAGATCGGTAAAATCTGAATTGATTGATAGGTTCATATCAAGAATATATCGTGCATAATCCAGAGTGAATAAATATTTATCTTGGGTTCCTGCATATGCTTTGCGCATATCTTGCGTGATTGATTTAGATAAGGTTTCGGTGATTTTTTCTAGGTTGGGCATTGGTCTTTCCTCTTTTATGACACTAAGACGGGCTTGCCGTGGTGTGTGTATTGCTTCCCTATTTCATGGTAAAAGGCGTCGCCGTCTTGATCGCGGTAGGTTTCACCGTCCCACATTTCATTTAGCGTTGCGTTGATATACACATCTGCGTCAAATTCCTTGCGTAAATTATCGCGGACAGATTGCGCTAATGCTGTTTCAAATTCTGTATTGGTCATTGGTTTTTCCTCTTATTTCCAGATTAAACGCCATTTGTAACAGTCCAGCGTGATATATTTATTTCGCCGCGTTGGTTTGTCGGCGTACCAAGGGTAAGTGACAAAATGCTTACCATTTGTGTGCGATATTATCACATCCCCATTCGGTTGCTTTTCTGCGTAAACTTCTATCAATTCCATTAATCTTTCCTCTTATCTGTCTAGGTAGGTTTCAATTAGCCACGCAAGAACACAGGCGGCCAAAAGGATCAAGTTTACAAAAATCAACAAAGACATTACGCGGCCTCATCTTCTAGTGCTTCAAAGATTTCACAAACTGCGTGGCGAATGCGGCTTTCGATTTCACCGTATGCAATGCGGCACGCCATTTCATCATAAGACAATGGTGTATCGCCCCAGCAATCACTTACAAAATCTTCGCCTTGAACCGTGTTACAGTTCTGGCAAAGCATATGCGCCTTTGCGTAATAAATAACGTACTCGCTACCGTCTGCGCTTTCACTTGCCCAGTCCATAGCTTGGTCAATGTCTGCTGCGTCCTTGCAAATATCCTGTGCAATGTCATTGCAGTATTCGGTTAGCCAAAAATCGTTAATGTGTGTCATTGTTCTTTCCTCTGTTTTGTTGTTGTCATGCTTGGTGCATGTAATGGCGGCCACGCATGGCCGCGCATAGATGCATCATTTTAAAGCTGTACAAATTCTTTGTGTTTAAGGCCGCCCTTTGGTCCAACCTCCGCAACCATCCAGAAATTGTTTTCGTTACAGACTCTAACGCGTGCTACGTTGTCCATAAGATTATCAACAAAGATGTTGTTGATTTTGCGGCCCATCCAAGCCTTGCGCAAAGTTTTACGTTGCGCCTTGTTTAGCTTGCTCAATTCTTCAATTTTGCGATCGTTTGTCATTTCAGTTTCCCCTTTATTCTATGCTGCGGTGCAGCGAATCTGTTTGGCCATTGAGCCGATAACCATTAATAACAATATCACAGTGGTATCACAAGAAAAAAGAAACAAGAAATAACAATGCCTTAGCATTTTCATGCAAATTAATTTACGGGGAAAACACAGCGCAACACACATCAAGACGCAGGTTGCACACAGGCGCGCGCGAATACTACATTGTATTGCATTTGTAAACTGAACTGTTCAGTTTAGTTTTACCCGTGTTGCGCGATTAATTTTCAGACAAAAAAACAATGCAAAGCCAATTGTATTAATTCTGCCTAACTCAGTACAATTAAATGCAATTGTATTGCGTTGTATTAAATTGGGCAAAATGTATACAATCAAATACAATTGTACTGCGTTGTACTCAGTTAGACTAAATCAATACAATAAGATGCAATTGTACTTAGATGTATTGATTTAGTCTAACTGAGTACAATCAAATACAATTGTACCGCGTTGTACTGAGTTAGGCAGAATTAATACAATGCAATACAAATAAAAACAATTGTACGCAAATGTTCTAAGTTAGGCTGAATCAGTACAATAATGTGCAATTGTATACAAAGCCCCCCCGTCCTGCCCCTCTCCCCTCCCCCTATTATTATTATATATCCACACACAGAAAAATTT